AATTTGAATCTAAAAAACAACAAAAATATTTCTTCTCTAAATGTGGTGACGGAAAAACCAAAGAACAAAAAAAATGGTGTAAAATGGCGGATGAATTCTCAAAAAAGACTAACTTTGCCAAACTACCTGAAAAGAAAACGGAAACTAAAGAAGGTTATTTAGATATGGTACAAAACGCACACACTAAAATTATGTCAAATAAAGTAGGACAAGTCCAACCAAACCCTAAATTTGTAAGTGAATTAGAAAATAGAATTACAAAATTAGTTGAGAAACACATTACCCCAAAAATGAGTAAAAAAGATTTTTTAAGTCTTTTAGATGAAGGGTCAGAAATTGCTCCGGCAAAACCAAAAACTAAACCAACAACAAAACCGGGAACTGATTCTCCTTACAAACCTAAACCTGGTGTTAAACCAGCTCCAAAGGCGAAAAAAGAAATTGGTGAACAATCTCCTGAAATTGCTCCGGCAAGACCAACGGTTAAACCGGGAACAAAACCTAAAAAACCGGGGTCACCATATAGTCCTAAACCAGGTCCTAAACCAGCTCCGAAAGCAATTAAAAAGAATTTACCAAGTTGGTTGTCTTTTAATGAAATAGGTATTAAACTTAAAGGGTAATGAGTGTAAATTTAAAAATGGAAAAGATATTGAAATCAAAGGCGAATTTAGAAAAAAAATTAGTTAACGAAGGTTTAACAAAAAGAGAACAGTCAATTTTAAACGAAATTAAATCTAATTTAAAAGAGGCTCCAATTAGTTATGAAGGTCCTGAAAGAATGGAACCAGGTATTGAGAGAAAAATAACTTCAAGACAAACTCCTTACGCTGAACATCCAGCATTACCAAAAGATGGTGATACTGATTATATTGAGGTTATCTCCTCAAAGCGTTTTAAAGACTCTGTTGATAAAGTAAGACGTTACTTGGGTGATACTTCCGCTATACAAGGAAATAACCCTATGATGAACATTATGCAAACCGTAATGAATAGTCTACAACAAATTATGAGAGTTGAATCTCAAAATAAAGAATATCTTGAGAATTTGGCAGTTAATTTAGTTAAAAAAGAATTGGGTATACCTGAAGGGTCTTTACAATTTGATGCTCAACTTATCCAACGACCAATGGGTGCTGCTCAAGGAATGCAAGCGGAACCGACACAACCTAGTGAAGAAGAAGTTAAAGACGCGTTTAAAAAGGCTGAAGAACATAGTGAAGAATTACAAGATTTTGCCGACGAATTTGAACAATTTAATTTAGAGAAGGCAAAAAGAAGAATGATTAATTCTCTTATACAAGGAGCAGCGTTTAAAGGTGGACATATGTATGTTTTACTTAGCGACGAAATCAATAGACTAGACCCTAATTTATTAAATCTTTATGGTGTAACCCAATCATTAATGGAACATTTATATTGGTTATATCCGGATATGGAAGGTATGGCAGCCGGAGGTGGTGGTCAAATGGGTCAAAGTGAGGTTGATGAAGAAACTGACCCACCAACAGTTAAAGCGAAAGCAATGACATTCCCTTTATTAATTCACGAATTAGTGAAAGGTGTTTATGAAGTGTTTGGTACTCACGGTTTACCTGATGACCCAAGACAAGCTGAAATGGTTTTAGGAGCTGAAGATACTTTACCTGCTGAGGTATGGGATTCTAGATTAGGACCAATATTTTGGGAAAAATTTATTGAATCATATCCTGACAAATTATTTGACGATGATATGAAACATATCCAACATTACTTATTTGTTAGATTTTCAAAATTATCGGCACCAGAATTTATGAGAGTTGCTAAATTAATTTTACAAGGTGACCCAAAAGGTGGTGAATTTATCCAAAGAATGGTAAATGAAATCGTTGAGGATTTGAAAAAAGACGAATATGATGAAAAAATGGGTTCCGATGATGAAGATAACGACGACTACGGTGATGACGACTTTGATGATTTTGATTTGTCAGAACTAGGGTTCTAAACAAACAAAACGACAATGTATGTCAAATTTAACAAGAGAACAAGTATTAATAGAATATGTAAAATGTCATAAGGATGTAAGTTACGCGTTAAAGACGTATCTACAGACTTATGACAATACTGTTTCAAAATATGTCCCATTAGAATTATTCCCCGACCAAATAACCTTACTTGAGGATTACGAAAACAACAACGAAAACATTGCGTTAAAATACCGACAAGCAGGTGTAACAACCGTTACCGCAGCTTGGGCGTCAATGAAATTATCGTTTGCCAAAAAAACAAAACCAGAAAAAGTTTTGATTATTGCCAATAAGCTTGATACATCCATTGAGATGGCGAACAAGATTAGAGCATTTGTTGCCCAATGGCCTGAATGGGTTGGTATTGGATTTTCCCCTGACAAAAACGCTCAAAAACATTATAAATTACTTAATGGTAGTGAAGTTAAAGCGGTTGCAACATCAAAGGATGCACTTCGTGGATTTACACCTACAATCCTAATATTTGATGAGGCGGCGTTTATTGAGGCCGATAATGATTTCTGGTCTGCTTGTATGGCATCCCTATCTACGGGGGGTAAAGTAATTGTGGTTTCAACACCCAATGGATACGACCCAATTTACTACGAAATTTATGACCAAGCGTTAAGAGGTATGAATGACTTCAAGATTACCGAAATGTATTGGTATCGTGACCCTCGTTATACTAAAGATTTATATTTAGTTAAAACCGAGGATATAATTCATTACCTTTTAAATAAAGAAGATTACAATGAAAAGGAAATTATTAGTTGGGAGAGCATATCACCATACGAAAGAGATTATAAAGAATTAAGAGTTTTAATGGATGACGGATACAAACCTTGTTCTTCTTGGTTTGAGGCGATGGTTAAAAAATTAAAATACGACAAACGTAAAGTATCACAAGAGTTAGAATGTAACTTTTTGGGTTCCGGAGATAATGTATTTGATTCTAAAATGATGCAAGGTATTCGTGAAAATATGGTTAAAGACCCTATTAGTAAAATGATGGGTAATGCTCTTTGGATATGGAAAGAACCTGTTATTGGTCATAAATATATTATGGGTTGTGATGTATCTAGGGGTGATAGTGAAGATTTTAGTTCATTCCAAATTGTTGATTTTGATACTAATGAACAAGTTGCCGAATATGTTGGGAAGATACCACCAGATGTTATGGCAGAAATAGCCTATAAATGGGCAACAATGTATTCATGTTTTGTTGTTATTGATATTACCGGAGGAATGGGTGTATCAACAGCAAGAAAAATGCAAGAGATGGGGTATAGAAATTTATATATTGATGGTATTGACGCATCAAATAAATGGAAATACGACCCAAAAGCTTTAGATAAAATACCAGGAATAAATTTTAATAATAAAAGGGTTCAGATTATTGCGTCTTTTGAAGAGGTATTAAGACACGGATTTAAGATTTATAGTACTCGTTTATGTGGGGAAATGAATACTTTTATCTATATGAATGGTAGACCTGACCATCAAAAAGGACACCACGATGATTTAATTATGTCAATTGCTATGGCGACATATGTAGCGGAATCATCATTTAGTAATTTAACCAAAGTAACAGAACATACCAAAGCAATGATTGATTCTTGGTCGGTTAGTAATAATCAGAACATAGGACAATCTATTTCTTTTAATCCGGTTATGCCAAATTTAACCGAAAGAATAAACCAATTTAGTTCCAGTCAAGTTTCCAAAGACGATTATATGAAATATGGTTGGTTATTTGGTGGAAGATAATATTTATTAATTAAAAGAAGATGGGATTTGTTAATAGAAAAAAATCAGGGAATATTATTGGGGGTTCACGACTAGTTGTTAATGGGCAAAATATCTTTAATGTTCAGGTTATCCCACCAGGTTTCAATAAATTAAGTAGTAAACAAGATAATGATTCTTATGTTGAAGTTTCCTCGACACCAATACCGACACCGACAATAACTCCGACACCATCAATGACACCAACATCTGGATTGTCACCAACACCAAGTAATACCCCAACAAACACAGAAACGCCAACTTCAACACCAACTCCAACACCAACACCGACTTCAACACAAATTGTAGACACAAACTATTTATTACAAGAGAATTATTTTACATTAGACCAAGAAAATAATAATAAAATTCTAATCAATTAATTATGCCTAATTTACCTATATCACAATTACCTTTAGCGTTATCCGGTCAACCAGAATCGTTGATGGTTATTGTAAACTACGATGTTATTTCGTCAGGAGAAACCAATTCAATCTATTTTTCAGCATTAACTCAACAATTTTCGGGTGCTAGTGGTTCATCAGGGACTAGTGGTTCATCAGGAACTAGTGGGACAAGCGGTGAATCAGGTTCATCAGGAACTAGTGGGACAAGCGGTGAATCAGGTTCATCAGGTTCTAGTGGATTTTCTGGGGATTTATATAGAACAACATCTACAACACCTTTAACAATCCAAACAGGAAGTACTGGGACTTTTGTTGTTGGGACTAACTTAGGTTATAGTGTTGCTCAAGATGTGTTAATCGCATATGACTTATCTAATCACATGATTGGTATGGTTGTTAGTTATAACTCGTCAAATGGTGATATGGTGGTTGATGTTGAAACAATAACTGGTAGTGGGTTATATTCAGGTTGGACGGTTAATTTAGAAGGTGCTGCCGGAGGAAATGGTTCAAGTGGTTCTTCGGGAACAAGTGGAACAAGTGGTTCATCAGGTACTAGTGGTTCTTCAGGGTCTAGCGGTATTAACGGATTTTCAACAGGGTTAGTTTATTACCTCAATAGAGATACACCTAACCAAGGTGATGGAAGTGCATCATATTATGATTTAAACCGGTTAATTAGTATTAGCGGACAAACATCTTTATCTCAAACATTATCAGGAGCAACAGCACAATTATTTGGGACATTCATAACACCTAATAATGACCCCAATATTAGTAATATTGTGGGTGGGAATTGGAATTTTGAATTATATGCTAATACTACTGCGGCAAATGCCGACCATGGAATATATGCGAGAATATATGCGTATCATACTGGAGGAACAACTACGTTATTATCTATTGTTACTCCCGTTCCTGTTCCAATAGACAAGTATCTTGTCCCTACCATAAAGTTATGGTCAATCCCAATTGATGCAACTAATGTTCTGCCGACAGATAGAATTCTTATAGAATTGTATGGTATCGCAATCAATTCACCTTATACTAAAGAACTTACAATGTACTTTAACGACGCCACTATCGGACAAGTAACAACAACATTATCACCATCAATTGCGGGGATTGATGGTTCATCAGGAACTAGCGGTTCTTCGGGAACATCAGGTGCGAATGGTTCTAGTGGAACAAGTGGTTCATCAGGAACAAGTGGAAGTTCACCAGTTTTACCACCATCAATATCATATGGTTTATTTGCTCAAACAGGTGATAGCGCTACGGTATCCGCAACCACTGTCGAGACTAGTGTAATAGGACCGGGTGTTGGGACTTTGTCTGTTCCTGCAAATAGTTTCAGTGTAGGTGATTCGTTTTTGGCGTCGTTTGATGGTGTTCTATCGTGTATTAACACCGCAACAATTCATATTCATATTAGAACAACAGGTGGTGTATTACTCATTGATACGGGAGTAATAGATTTAGACACCTCAACATCAAGACCTTGGTTGTTGACTTTATATTTCACAATAAGGCAAATCGGAGGAACTACAGTTGCTTCAATATCATCCGGTGGACTATTCTCCTACCTTAAAGATTCTGGTCTTACCTATGAAGGATATCCATTAAGTGAGGTTAATAATACAACATTTGACACTACAATAATCAACACAATAGAGGTGAATATCCAATGGGATACCAATAATGCGGGAAATAAAATATTTTCAAGAAATTTTACACTTACTAAAATTTATTAATAATGATAGATAACAATAATAACCACCAAGGTTAATCCAACTTATAAACTATTTATTAATAAAAAAAAATATTTAAATTATTAAGATGGAAAACAATCAAAATAACGACTTAACTGTTTGGCAAAGATTATCCAGAGCTTTTGGACCAAATGCTCTATTGAATCAAGATTACCCAACATATAAGTTAGATAAAAAAGAATTATTAAAAACCACATCTCAAGCCGAGTACGAAAAAGAAAAACTTCAGGCTCAACAAACTTATTACTTAGCAAATCAATGGACAAAAATTGAGAGTAATTTATATACTCAAGCAGTTTATTACGAGCCAACTCGTTTAGCCTCATTTTATGATTACGAAAGTATGGAATATACACCAGAAATTTCAGCAGCGTTAGACATTTATGGTGAGGAATCAACTACAGTTGACCAAAATGGTCATATGTTACAAATTTATTCAGAATCAAAAAGGATAAAAGGAATTATTTCAGATTTATTTAATAATATTTTAGACCTTAACACCAATTTACCAATGTGGACAAGAAACACTTGTAAATACGGTGATAATTTTGTCTATTTAAAACTTGATGCTGAAAAAGGTATTGTTGGTTGTATGCAATTACCAAATATTGAGATTGAAAGATTAGAACGAGGTATGGCAGCAAAATCGGCAAATGTTGATGAACCTGCTGAAAACAAAGGGTTACGATTTAAGTGGAAAGCTAAAGATATGGAGTTTAACTCTTGGGAAGTGGCTCATTTTAGATTATTGGGTGATGATAGAAAACTTCCTTACGGTACTTCTATGTTAGAAAAAGCTCGTCGTATTTGGAAACAATTATTATTATCTGAAGATGCAATGTTAATTTATAGAACATCCAGAGCACCGGAAAGAAGAGTTTTTAAAGTGTTTGTTGGTAATATGGACGATAAGGATGTTGAACCATACGTACAAAGAGTTGCCAATAAATTTAAAAGAGACCAAGTTGTCGATTCTAAAACCGGAAACGTGGATATGAGATTTAATCAAATGGCGGTTGACCAAGATTATTTTATTCCTGTTCGTGACCCAGCCGCAACATCTCCAATAGAAACATTACCTGGAGCTCAGAATTTAGCGGAAATTGCCGATATTGAATATATCCAAAAGAAATTATTAACAGCACTTCGTGTTCCTAAAGCCTTTTTAGGGTTTGAAGAAACTGTTGGTGATGGAAAAAATTTATCATTACAGGATATTCGTTTTGCAAGAACTATCAATAGAATACAAAAATGTATGATAGCCGAATTAAATAAAATCGCTATTGTTCATTTATTTTTATTAGGGTTTGAAGATGAATTATCCAACTTTAGATTAAGTTTAACCAATCCATCAACCCAAGCAGATTTATTAAAAATTGATGTTTGGAAAGAAAAAATATTATTGTATAAAGACGCTGTAACGGCGATAGAAGGTATTGCACCTGTATCGGTTACTTGGGCTAAAAAACATGTATTAGGATTCTCTGATGATGAAATTAAATTAGATTTACAACAACAAAGAATAGAAAAAGCTGTTGGCTCTGAATTAACAAACACTGCTACAATAATATCTCACACAGGTATATTTGATAATATTGATAAGTTATATGGTAGTAAATCAGGAACAACACAATCAGCTGAAGTTCCTGCACCACCACCACCGGGCGGTGGAAGTAGTTTTGGAGGAGGTAGTTTTGGAGGTGAATCAGAATTGGGTGGAGAACCTGAATTAGGTGGAGAAGAACTCCCACCAGCACCTGAAGCAGGTGGAGAAGCTGAAATAACTCCGGAATCATTTAATAGAAAAGAAAATTGGAATATTTTACTGGAAAGTGGTAATATGACTGATGATGATTCTTATATAGATTTATCCAAATCTAGAAATTCTTTAGGAGATATTTCAAAGGAATTAGATAAACTTCTAAATGATTGATATTTATAATAAAAAAAGAAAAATGACAAAATTTGGTATCTTAAAATCGAAAATAGAAAATGTATTATTAGAATCGTATAATAATGGAACATTTAAACAAGAAATAAAAAATTTTAAAAAATTGGTGTTAGAGAATAAAAACATCAGTAAAATTTTTTATATGTATGATGAATTAAATTCACCAAAAGCATTATCCGAATCGTATATCACCGAATATATTCACGAATGTATTACTATATATGAAAATACCGTAAATAAAATATCCACATCTGAAATTAAAAGTCTAAATGAGTGGGTTAAAGATTCTAAATCAAATGACGCTTACGATAATATTGATAACTTATTTTCAAGAGATGTTTTAACAATTGAATCAAGAATTAAAAGTAAAAAAATTATTTCAGAAAATTTAAGAAAATTACCTATCACTAAAACTGAAAGTGTTAATATACCATTAAAAGCAATGGTTAGTATTGCCAACCAAACAATTAATAGTTATATAGAATCTTTAAATGAATCCGATAAAGATGAATTGATTAAATTACTATCTGAAGACGATAGTAAACTTAATGAAGATTTTAATGTGATTAAAGAAAGTGTTGTTGGTAAATTAACTAAAATGAAATCTACCTCCGAAGATAGTTCAGTTAAGAGCAGAATTAATGATACCTTATCCAAGGTAATATCTGAGAAATACGACAAACTAACTTATTTTAAACTTAAAAGTTTAAACGAAACTCTTTAGTCGTTATTCGACTTAAACTTCTTTTGGACATACTTTGCCTTAGAAAGTTCAGCTCTTTTAATAACAGACTCTTTAACAAATTCTTTTCTTTTAACAAGTTCAGAACTTTGTCGAGTTTTTATTACCTTACTTTTATAAAGTTTTAAAGCTCGCTCAATCGTAGTGTTTTTATCTAATTTAACTATTAACATATATTACATATATCCCCATCTTTTCAAAAAGTTTTGACTATTGAAGTATTTTCACCTATTTTTTTTAAAAAATAAACGAGAAAATATGGAAATTAATGAAAAAGGGGAAAACCTCACAAATTCATGGGTTTAAGACTGCTAAAATAATATATGGAACAGTCGACTCAATGAGTTTAAAATCTCTCTACCTAAACATTCAAACATGGGTAGAACCAATTTACGAAGCTAATAACTGGACAAGGACAGTTCTTAATATGAGTAGAGGTATAAAACATTCAGTTTATGAATCATTAGACAAAACAATTTTTGATACAAATTTCATTGTTGACTTGGATTTAAGGTCAAGCGGTCTAACAATCGGAAAAAAATCTTTTATGAATTTAGAAATTAATTTTTTTATAATTCAAACTGATATGGACTTTAAATCCGACGAAATTAAAAATTCGTTAAAAGAAATTATTAACCAAATCTTTTTAGATAACTTTTTAGAAAATGAAAATTTTAAATTTTATCTAACAAAAAAAATCAAATCGGAGGTGGAACCAGTACAAATTGAGAATGTTTAATATTTATAAATAAAACATTCAAAATGAATTTAACAATTTTAAAACCAAATGAAATAGGGAGAGGGATATTAATTGAGGAAGATGCCGGATTTATTTCACCAACAGATAAGAAAAATGCTGCGATGATTAAAGAGTCTAAAGAAGATTTAGACCATTCAAAACCTTTTGAATTTTATGCGGTTCTACAAAAATATAATACACCAAATAGAAATGGTAGATTGTACCCTGAAAGAATCTTAAAAAGAGAGGCTGAGAATTATAAAAAGATGATTAACAAAGGAACTGCCCTTTCTGAATTAAATCATCCTGAATCATCGTTAATTGATTTAGATAGAGTATCTCACGCAATTACAGAGATATGGTGGGAAGGACCCGTTTTAATGGGTAAAATAAAACTATTAACATCTCCTGGTTTCCACGAAAGAGGGATTGTATCAACCAAAGGTGATTTGGCGGCAAACTATCTTAGACAAGGTGTTACATTGGGTATATCTTCAAGAGGTGTGGGGTCTCTTAAAAAAGTGGGTGAACAAAATGAAGTACAAGATGATTTTGAATTAATCTGTTTTGACTTAGTTTCATCACCATCAACACCAGGAGCATACCTTTTTCAAAATCCTGATGATAGGTTTAATTTTGATGAGAATTTGGAAGAAGAGAAAAAAATGAAAGTAGAAAGACAAGTTGGCGAATCTGGAAACAAATCGCTTGACTTAATGAAAAAATTAAACGATTATTTAGGATACTAAAAAAAAATTAAACATTATGGACGAAAAGTATTTCATCGCAAAAATTACATTGGATTCAGTAGATACTGAAACAGGGAAACTTAAAAAGTTAAGAGAAGAAAAATTAGTTAGTGGTTATAATCCCACCGACGTAGAGGCGAAAGTCACTAAAGTATTTGAAAATTATTCTATGGAGTGGAGAATAACCGCAATCGTTGAGAGTAAAATTAACGAGGTTATAGAATAAAAAAATTTTAATTAATTAAACTAAAAGGAGACATTTTGTCTCCTTTTTTTGTTTTTTACATTTTTGTGATATTTATTAATAAATAAAAAGATGTTGTGAATATTAGTACAAATGTGCTTTTTTCATAATATCATATATTTATATATTAAAATAACATAAAACAAATGGCAAAAGAAAAATCTTTAGTTGAAGAAGCTATCATCCAAATGAAAAATTTGGAAGAAGCGGTAGCTGAAAATGCAAAAGGAATACTTGCTTCTACTATGAAGGAAGAAATCAACGAACTAGTAAAAGAATCTCTAACTGAACAAGATGAAGATGAGATTGAAACTGACATTGACATGGAATTACCTGACATGGAGGACGAAGAGTCTGACGATGAAGAAGGTGATGAAATGGATATGGATAACCTTGATATGGACGATGACGATTCAGATGATGAAGATGAAGATGTTATCGACCTAACTAACATTAAAGATGATGAAGAAATCTTGCGTGTATTCAAATTAATGGGTCCTGACGATAATATTGTTGTTACTAAAGATGATTCTGGTAACATTAATATTAAAGACAACGAAACTGACGCTGAATATATGATTGTTACAGAAGGTGAAGATGGATACGGTGAATTTGATGAATCGGGAGAATTTGATGAATCAGATGAATCTATCGAATCTATTGTTGAAAGAATTTTTGGAAACGACAACGACGAAGAAGAGGAATTTTCTTTTGATGACGAAGAAGAAAGTTTTGACGATGAAGAAGATTTTGAAGAATTCGATGAGTCTGAAGAATTAGTTTATGAAATTGAAATGGACGAAGAAGACGAAGAAGAAGACGATGAGGAAGAAGAGATGAATGAAGATGACGATATGGGTGACGAAGAGGAGCCTGTTATGGAATCTAAAATGTCTGTAAAACCTAAAGGTACTGGTATCGGAAGTCCTAAATTCAAATACGATGCTAAACCAAACCAAGGAAAAGGATTTGATGTGAAGAAAAAAGAAGCACCAAAATCAGTTGGAACAGGTAAAGCTAAATTTGAATACAAAGAAGGTGAAAACCTTGATGGAGAATTTAAAGACATCAAAAAAGCACCGGTTAAAAAAGCGTCCGTTAAAAAAGTAGAAACTAAAGAAGCTGCTCACACATACGGAAATGGTTCTAAATCAGGTAGAGGATTAAGAAAAGGAATTACTCCTAACAGAAATCTAACATTTGAAAATACAGAATCAAATGAATTAACAATTCTTAGAGAAAAGAATGAAGAGTATAGAAAAGCTCTTAATGTATTTAGAAATAAATTGAATGAGGTTGCAGTATTTAATTCAAACTTAGCTTACGCTACTCGTTTGTTTACAGAACACTCAACATCTAAACAAGAAAAAATAAATATCTTAAGAAGATTTGATGGTGTTGAAACTATCAAAGAATCTAAAAATTTATATCAAAGTCTTAAAGATGAACTTTCAGTTAATACAAGTCAACCAATGAACGAATCGATGGAAAGAGCAATTCAAAAAGCTCCGGTATCAGGTTCAGCGATTAACTTAATTGAATCAAAAACTTATGAAAATCCTCAATTCCTTAGAATGAAAGATTTAATGAGTAAATTAAAATAAAAATAAACTAAAAATTAATAAAAACCAAAAAAAATGGGAGCATTATTAGAATCAGGTCTAGTTGGTAACATAGGGTTAAAACACCTTAAAGTTATTAAAGAAGACACAATTAACAAATGGGATAAATTAGGATTCCTAGAAGGACTTAAAGGTCACTTAAAAGAAAACGTAGCTCAATTATATGAGAACCAAGCGTCTTTCCTAATCAACGAAGCTACTTCTGACGGGTCTTCAGGTTCATTCGAAACTGTTGTATTCCCTATCGTAAGAAGAGTATTCTCTAAATTATTAGCGAATGAAATCGTATCTGTACAAGCAATGAATTTACCAATCGGTAAATTATTCTTCTTTGTACCTAAAATTCAAGGATATGATAACGGAAGTGCATCTGAATCAGGAGAACACTACGCACCAATCGGTTCTCCAGGTAATTATGACCCAGCTAACAATGGCGCAAACCAAGGTTACGGAAATGATGCAGGAGCTTACAAGAAAAATCTTTATGATTTATTCTATGAAGGAAATGAAGGTCAATTAGACCCTCCAGGATTGTTTGATTATTCTAAAGGACAATGGTCAGCTATTACTGCTACAACAACAGTACAAGTATGGCAAGATGGTGGATTAATTAACGCTGGTAACCAATATGATGGTCAAAACATTAGAAAAATTATTGTTAAAATGTCAGGTTTCGCTAACACTGGTGCTGGTAAATTAATCGGACCTGATGGTAACGAATATGATTCTGAAACTTTCTTATCTGATTTGAAAATTTTCGCTAACGGTACTGCAACAGATAGTACTTGGTCTGGAGATTCTCCTTGTGATGTAGTATTTAATGCTGCTGGTACAGCTAATTCTTTATTGTTTAGAGTTGTTACTCAACAATATGGTAAAGGTATTGTATCTTACGGTGGTCAATCATCAACTACTTGGGCAACTAATGGTAATGGTGGTAGCTATAATGATATCTGTGATATCGAAGGTGCTATTTACTTAGAAGTTGATTTATCTTGTCCTGTATGTATTTCATGTGGTGCTGACTCTTTAGACGGTTACACAGGAACAACAATTGGAACATTAGATAATGAAGATTTCTCTTGTGTTTTCAGAAGATATAAAGAATTAGAATTTGAAGATAAAATCGGTGAGGTTTCTTTCGAATTGGATTCAGTTACTGTTTCTGTTACAGAAAGAAAATTAAGAGCACAATGGTCTCCTGAGTTAGCTCAAGACGTTGCAGCTTTCCACAACATCGATGCTGAAGCTGAATTAACAGCTTTATTATCTGAACAAGTTGCTGCTGAAATTGACCGTGAAATCTTAAGAGATTTACGTAAAGGTGCTGCTTGGAACTTGAGATGGGATTACAATGGTTGGAAACGTTTATCTTTGACAACTTCTTATACTCAAAAAGATTGGAACCAAACATTAATTACAGCAATCAACCAATTGTCTGCACAAATCCACAAATCTACTTTAAGAGGTGGAGCAAACTGGATTGTTGTATCTTCTGAGGTTTCTGCTATCTTTGATGATTTAGAGTACTTCCACGTATCTAATGCTTCTCCTGAACAAGACCAATATAACATGGGTATTGAAAGAGTAGGAACATTGGCAGGACGTTACCAAGTTTACCGTGACCCTTACTTTCCAGCTAACACAGTGTTAATTGGACATAAAGGAACATCATTGTTAGACACAGGATACATCTACGCACCATACGTACCGTTACAATTAACTCCTACAATGTATAACCCATTTAATTTTACACCAATTAAAGGGATTATGACAAGATACGCGAAGAAAATGGTAAATAACCGTTTTTACGCACGTATCACAGTAGATGGTGTAAGAACATTTGACTTAAGAGAATTGAGATAATCAAAAATCTTATTATATTTAACAAAAAGAGGACTATATGTCCTCTTTTTTTATTTATAGAATGGGTTAAAAATAAATGGATTATAATTTGACTTTTAAGTAATTATTATTATATTTATATAAATATGATACTATGAAAACCAAATTAACCCCTGAAATTATAATTAACATTATTGAATTATATCAAACTGAAATTCCGAGTACTCATAAATTAGCTGAAAAATTTAAGGTTGGTCATAAAAAAATTAGTCAAATATTAAAGGAAAATAATATTGTGATTAATAAAAAAGGTGGTCAAACCCAAATGGGGAATAGTCTTGAAATTGAAACCACAAAATCTAACTTATATACAACTTCAGATACCCACGAATTAATTGCTCAATGTAAAAAAACTAATATGGTAATTAAAGACCCCAATAATTTATCCGGTAAATTAACCAAACACATTATTGAGTTATATGGTGATGTATGGATTCCATCCAATACTTACCAAAGAAAAAAATACGAATTAATTAACAACAAAAAGTGGTTTGAGGAGTATTTCAACATAATTAAGATTGAAAATTCTCCTACAAGAAAATGTAAATTATGTGAGTGGGTAACAGAAGATACTTCAAATAAAACAGGTTGTTTTGAGACACATATAAGTAAATCTCATAAAATAACATTAGATGATTATTTATTAAAATTCCCTGAAGATATTAAACATCACCCAAATTATATAAAAAAAACAGAATTAACCAAATTTTTATCTAAAAGTAAAAATTATGTTATTTGTAAAATTTGTGGTGAAAAAATGAAAAGTATATCAAACACTCATTTAAAAAATAAACATAATATCACAACATTAGAATATAAATTAAAATATCCTAATGAAAAAATAGTTTCAACATCTATTTCTGAATGTTTAAGTGATTTAGCGAAACTAACAAATATTAATATGACACCTACTTGGACATCAAAAGGTGAGACGGAGATTAAAGAGTTTATCGAAAGTGTTGGGTTTATGGTTAATAAAGGTAAAAATCGTAAATTATTAGATGGTAAAGAAATTGATTTGATTGTTG